CGCCAGTGGAACCATTAAGCCGCCAGCCGTAAATTTCTCCAGCTTGCAGCGCATCTTCACGCGCAATTTGAAACCGCGCATCCACGTTGGCAATTGCACCGTCATATGCCCATTGGCGTTTGGCAGCATCACTTGCCCAAGGAAAGTTAGCCTCCAGCCATGTTGTACGGTCATCAACCGATGCACCCAAACTGTTGAGCAGCGTGTTCTGAGCACGGATGGGTGAGACCAAGTCCAACTCAAACAGATACTCAGCCGTCTGAGCACCTGTGCTCATGCGCAGCACATTGCGGCCATTGACCGAGACGACCGATGCGAAGTGCTTGGTACCAGGGAACCCTAAAGCCTGCTCATCGCGTGCGAGGATCAGATTTGCGTTTTGAGGTTGGGTCACCACCGTCGAGACAAAGGTCGGCGTGTCGCTGTAAATCCCAGGTGACGCAATTGCTTTGATCCAAAACTTACGTTCGCCATCAAAACCGGAAGGCAGCGTGTAGCTGGTGGATTTGACCTCGGCAACAAATAGCGAAGCGTCCCAAGCCGCCCCTTCGCGTAACTCATAGCCCACCACCTCTGGCTCAGGGTTAGGTTGCCAGCGAAATTCCAAACGATTGGCCGATTGCACAACATCGAACTGCCGAACCGTACTCGGAGCAAGTAAATTCAGAACAAAGGTTGTGACGTGTGCGCTGTAATTTCCAGAGGTATCAATCGCACGAATGTGATACGGGTACTGACCTGCTGCACTTTGATCATGCAACATCTGAGTACCTGACGTCTTGGCCACAAGTTGAGCGTCATCCCAACCTGCCCCCACGCGCACCTCGTATCCTGAGAGGTCAGCATCTTGCAGTTCATCCCAGGCAATCATCAAGTCTGAAACTCTGCGCTGGACCGTAAATCCAGTGACGTCCGATGGCGGCAACGTCTTACCCAGCACTACCCCGCTGAGGGTTGCGGGAATGCTCTCCTTACGGGTGATGCCAATGGCTCTCAGACTGAACTCGTACTGCCCCTCTTGAGCGTCACGAATTTCAGCGTAGTTTGCGCTGGTCAGTGGCAGGCTTACGAAGTTTCCGCCTGCGACCCGATAAGACAGGCGGTAGGCAATGGCAGTTTGAACCTCGGTCCATGAGACCTGAACCAAGACTTGAGCCTGGTCTTTCACCCTATAAAGACTCTCTTGCATTGCCAACCCCGTAGGCGGTGGAGGAATGTCCGAAAGAACAGTAATCGAGCGTGGCTGAAGTGCCAGACCTTCTTCAATCGCTGCGTATTTGCTGGGGTTGTGCGCCAGTGCCGTAACTTCATGGACACCCGGATCGCGCTCAGCGACAGACACCACCCTAAAAAGCTGCGGCTCAATGATTGAGGATGCCAACATCCAAATTGCATCAACTTGGGGGACCGAGCTGAACGGTATCGTCACTGTCAGAGTGCGACCGGATACAGGCCCCACCAGTCGCTCCTCGACAGTTCCATTCGGCAAAACGACCGCGAGTCGCCAAGGTAAATCAGCTGGCAACTCTTGGTCGAGCGTGACCGTGCTAGCCGTTGCAGCGGCGATCCGACCACCCAAGCGCATACCGCCGCGAACAGGATCAGCGACCTTGATGATGTCGCCTGGACGCACCACTGCACCTTCAAGGCCCGTTCGGAAAGTGACAATTTCTGACTCAGATTGCTCGGAGAACAAAAGCCACTTGCCCACCCGGTGGGCTTGACCTCGAGCAGTGCAACCGAGTGCAACTACATCGCTTTGCACAATCCCATAACGGGCGATACCTGCGGCATCTTCGACATATTCAACCTTCTGACGGTAGAAATCATCTGGATCATTCCAGGTCACGAGCGCCACGGTGTGACGAGCTTTAGCTGAAGACCCTTGGTAGGCAAACTCTCCGTCCACCACGTTGCCGGGGGCGAACTGGTAAACCGCATCACTGGGTGCGTCCTGCGTGACAGTGATTGCTCCACCCGACCAATACACCATGCCTCGAAAAATCGAGGCCATGTCCTGAACAACCTTGTAAGCCTGCTCGCGCGTCTGAAGATACAAGTTACAGGTAAAGCGTGGCTCAAAGCCCCCAAGCCCGTTAGGAACCAACTGGTCACAGTACTGCGCTACTCGGTAAAGCGCCCATTTGTCGACCTGTGACTCAGGGATGTATCCACCCAAGCCGTACCGGGTACTGGTGACCAGGTCATAAAAACACCACGCAGGGTTGTCTGTCCATGCGATTTTGAAGTTTCCGTTCCACACGCCACTGTAGGTTCGTGTACCAGGGTCATAGTTCACCGGCACACGGACACGCAGCAGTTTCATGTCGTAGCTGCGCCGAGGGATGGCCGAAAACTGCGAAGCATCTACCCTCAACGCAACCAAGGCGCTGTTGGGATAGCGCAGCTTGCTCTCAACAACTTCGGTGTAGGAGTCAAGGTAGGTCTTGTTCTGGATGGCGCTGGAGGTTGAATCCGCCGTGACACGCCGAACACGAATTTCCCACGGGCCGTTACCGGTTAGCGGCACGTAGTAACTGCGCTGGTACTTGGTCGTGGTCTTACCTGAGATCGTGTCGTTTATTACTTCGACAAACCCGCCGCCGCTGACCTGCCGATCGATGGAAAACGATACAGCGCTTCCGTTCAGATCTCCATTGGTCGTGTCTTGGTTGGTCAGTTGCCCAACGCTCACCTTAATCCTGACTGCGTCTACATCAGGATCAGTGATTGAGCGAACCACAGGCTGGCTCGCCTTGATCTCAACGCCAACGGGTACCTCGTTTTCGACAGAAGAGAACCCAGGTACGTAGCTTTGCTGCTGTGTGCCATCTCTGGTCTCAAGCGTTACGCCAGAAAAATTGGTTGTACCGTCGGCGTTCTGTATGGGCGTGTCGTCCAGATATACCGATTGGAGCCCATCGACCAAGCCCTCAATCTCTCCCTCGGAAATGAGATCAACAACCCGTGCATAGGCTTTGGAGCGTAAGCTGTCAGGCGCTTCTTGGGCTACGCGTGCGCTAGCACCTCCGCCCCCTTTGCCACCACCTCCTGCGCCGATGATTAGTTCAGTCATGCAGGAATCTCGTCGACATCAATACCTGCACTGATCACAGCCGAGCCCACAATCAATCGACCATAACCCACAGGCACGGGGTGACCCTGTGCCGTCGTGTTGACTGCACCGTTGAAGCTGTAGCTTGGCTTGTTTTCTGGACGCTCAGATGGTTCAGTTGCTTTGGGTGTGGGTGCAATCATCTGCGCAACACCGCCAAGAATCATGGCTGTGCCCACCGAATAGAGCGTGGCCTGAGACAGAAATGCACCCGATGCAGCCCAGCCAAGTGGGTTCCACCATGCGACGGCAAGCAATGCTGCGCCAAGCAAGATTTGCCCCAAACCATCTCCGCCAGCGCCAGACAATACCGGCGCAATCGTGATGCGCTGGGAGCCGGTGGGCTCGTGCAATCGCTCCAAATTAAGTGAATCTCGGCCAGCAAGCACCCGGTAGCCAACCCCGCGTTCACCGGACGCAACCAACTCCCTCTCAAAGGATGGAAAGTTGGCACTAAGCGCGCGAATCGCTTCTGCGGCTGATGAAATGGCAAGGGTATGCCTGCGCCCAAAGCTGCGTCCGAGTTCACCGAGAAGTATGACTGTGACCATATCGAATGACGTGCGTTGTAACTTTTTGCCAGTACCCACCATAGATATCGCGGCTGGAAAGACGTCCCTGCAAGTGATGCAGGATCAGTCCATCCCCGAGATAGACGGCGGCGTGATTGGGCACAGGCGAAGCAACCTGCATCAAGATGCAATCGCCCATTTGGATTTCTTCTGGCTTCACTTGCGTAAAACCTACTTTTTCGAAGTTGTCGATGTACAAGTTCTCACCACGTTTCCACCAATCATCAAAGCGCACGAAGTTTGGAAGCACAACCCCACGCTCCGACTGGAACCAGTCCCGCAGTAACGCGTAACAGTCAAGAACACCGTGAGACCATTCACGCCCCACAAGCGGTGCGACATAGCCAGAAGGCTGAATTTGCGACCATTGACCACTGGGAAAACTGATGATGTGCCAAGGCAAACCACTGGCTTCACAAGCCACGCGGTCGGCCTGACTCGCTGTCGGAGGTAAGCCCGGATGGCTGTGCACCACGCCTACGATCTGCCCCATTGAGTCAGCTTGTGCGAAGTCCTCGGGATGGATAACGAATTGATCGGTGCCCACGCCGATGTTTCGGCAAGGCACATACACCTCACGGCCACGGCGGATCACAAGCAAGCCACAAGATTCGCGCGGATACTCCTCGCGGGCGTGATCCATTGCCAGAGACTGGTTCTCGCTTTGCATCAACGGATCAACCCAGCTGCGGGGAAACCGCCGAATGGAAGCTCAGCGTTTTGTCCAAACCGCACCTGGCATGAAGCCAATCGCTTGCCACAGATATCCTGAATGCTTGACACTACAGACTGATCGTTAGCGTTGAAATAATTAGAGCCTGTGTAGCCACACTCAGATCCCCGGTAACGCCAGGGACATACGTTTTGAACGATCTGCCTGCGCGGCAAAGTTACGCCCTCAAGATCAAATGAAGCCGCGAGTTCGAACTCAACAACATCTCTAGTCTCACGCGACTTTCGATCCACGTAATAAATGTCATCGGCAAACTCCGCCAAAGGGTCAGCAGTTGGGTTTGATCCACCGGAAAAATTAACTGCGTCAAGGTATTTGGCAAGCGTTCGCTTGCGTGTGATCTTGGCACCCACCAAGTCCTGATAGGTCAGTACAAGCGCCGTAATGGCTCCAGTGACGTTCGCCACGCGCAGACGCGGCCTTGGCACCTGGCCATTGCCGTTGAACTCGAACCCCTCGACCTCAATTGGAAATGCTTCGTAGGCGTTCCCCTGCCAGACCACGCGCTGCTGCAACGCATTTGTACCTGCATGAAAGCGCACTGGCCCCTGTCCAAAGATCGCCAGATCCAAAACGAACAGCTCAATGACACTACTGGGTGCGAGCTTCTGGATTTCCGAAGAGATGGCGACAGCAGTCATGAGAGATCAAATACCTGCTTAAAAGTTGCTCGGACAGATTCAATATTTGGCTCGTCCACGGAACGACTCCATTCATCACAAACAAACTTGGCAGGCAATCCACCTGGAGGCGTCCAATCAAAGGCCTGGACTGCACCACGAGCCCGAAGAAAGTTGTCGATTGCTACGGCATCACTACTGGTGCGTCCGCGAAACTCCAGCGACCACACCTGCGGCTGTGTATTGATTCCGAATCCCAAGCGCTGTTCATAGCCATCACCAAAGGAGACACGGCGCACTGTGGGACGCATTGACAAATTGGCACCAACAGAAGGAGTCCAAGTAAATGTGGCCATTTACGCCCCCCTGCGACCGTCAAGCAGGCCACCGGCACGTTTTTGCGCAAGGAGTTCTTGCCGCACTGCACTTGCTATAGCGCGGCCTAAATCGCGCCCACCTGGGTCATCACCACGGCTAGATGCACCTGAGTCAGTCAAACTGACGGAAATGTTGAAGACATCCCCACCGCCCCCAGCCCCACTCATGGTTACGGGAATTGAACGACCATCAGGCAGCGGTACATAGGCTTCTGGGCGAGAGCCTTCACCAAAAAGGGCTAACTGAGGTGAATTGGCAATACCCCCGCTGGCATAACTGCGCAGTGCAGTTGGACCTGCAGAAGTCATGACACCTCCGCTGGCAAAACCAAAGAACCCGGCCATGGCGTTGGCCAGGGGCAGTGTGATGGCCCTCTGAATTTGAATCCTGATCAAGTCAGAAATGATGGAGTTCGCCAAGGTTCTGAAATCAAGCTTACCGGTCATCACAAAGTTCACCAAAGCATCGGTCATCCCGTTAAATGCTCGGGTGGTGGCTGACTCCATTTGCTTGCCAACCTGCTCGGCCTCTTCGGCAACAGATCGCAGGCCCTTGGCAAAACCAGCTTCCGGATCAGACAGTTCCTTGACGCGTAAAGTCAAAAGAGATGCGCCATCGGCTGCCTGTCGAGCCGCTTCCTCAATTTTTCTGAGGGCATCTGCTAACTTTTCGTTACCAGGCGCTGCCTCAGCCAATTCACGTGCCTGTCGAGCAAGCGCTGACAATTGAAGACCACTTTCTTGGCGTGCCGTTGCCAGTTGCTGCAATGATTTCAGTTCACTGATCGCGCCCGTTTCACGCAAAGTTTTGATTTGCTCTTCAACCGCACGAAGCTCCCCAAGCCCTCGGGCTGCTTGCTCTTGAAGATCCTTCATCGACTCGCCAGGCAACCGAATCTGGCGCTCCAAATTCGACTGTTGAGCGTCACGCTCTAGTCTTTGCCGTTTTAAAGTGATTTCAGCCAGACGATCCTGAAGCTTAAGTTTGTCTTGGGTGGTCTTAGCGACTGTCTCTAGGCCTCTGCGCAAGATCGTCTCTTCATCTGCAGACAGTGCACGAAGCTTTTCCGTGAAGTCCTCTTGCGCAGCCAAGCGCGCCTCACTTGCATCTTTAAAGCTCAGGTAGCCCTGACTTTCGTAGAGGTCGATGATTCTTTGCCTGTCCTTGAGGATGGCACTTTCGACATCCACCTGCCCCTGAAGACGCTTAATCTCGCTGTCTATTCCGGCCATTGCATTGGCCGAAACAGCGCCAGTCGCAGTGCTGTAATTCAACTGCTTTCTGGGAGCGGCTGCCTGAGTGGCTGCGTTGGAAGCCTCCGTACCCTTGCGGATCTCGTCAAATCGTTTAGTTACCGCATCCGCCAAAAGCGGCATATCCCAGAGCTCAACGTAGTTCTGGTTGGACTGCGCCACGATGGCATTTCGCTTTTCAAGCGCGGCCTGCAAGCGAGAACGGTTTTCATCTGAAAAAGGATTAAGCCCTTTACCCCCCGCCAAGAATGTTCCCGCCAATTCAATATCGGCCCAAACAGCAGAAAAGCTGCCGATGACCGATTTGATTGTGTGGCCAATACCTCGAAGTGCATCAATAACGACGGCAATCGCATAGGCCGTTTTCTCTGCCCAGTTGGTCAGCGTACCTTCAGCGCGCATGCGCTGAATTCCCTCAACTGCGTTATCTGTTCCCAGAAAAACACGCTTGAGTTCTTGTGTCAAAACGGACATTGAAGGAATTGCCGCCGTCACCAAAGTCTGAGCAATGAAATTCGACTCTGCTCTCATGCGGCCCATTGCCTTGGAGGCGTTGTCTGCCTCCTCAATTTGCTTAGCCGTTAAGCGAATGTTTAGGTCTTGGTTTTCAGCCAAATCTTTAAGGAACGGGAGCATGGTGGCCCCCGACTTTCCAAAGAGCTCCATTGCAATTGCGGTTTTTCCAGCACCGTCCTCAAACTCCGCCAATTTGAGCGCGACATCATTCATGACCTCTGCAGGATCACGCAAAGTTCCACTGGCTTCTTTTGCGCGAATACCTAAAAACTGCAGCGCCTTCGTTGCCCCAGCAGTCTCATCATCAACACCTGCCAAGCCTTTGGAGAGTTTGGCGAGATTGCCGCCAATTGCCTCCATAGCCGTGCCTGAAATAGTGGCCACGGGTGCAAAGCCTGAAAGGGCCGCAGCACTTGCGCCTGTCTGCTCTGAAAGACCCTGAAGAGCCGCAGCGGCCTCGATGGTCTGACTGACAAAGTCTCTCAAGGCGGCAACAGAAGTCGCACCTATCGCTACCGCAAAGGTTGTCCTGGCAATGGATGAGACCTGCTGCAGCGAGGTCTTCATGTCATTGGCATGTCGATCTAAAAGTCGCGCCGTCCTTCCTAGATCGGCACGAAACTCAGAGGTTTCCGCCGAAAGCTTTACGACAAGTGAGCCAAGATCAGCCATGCTTTTTGACCCTGTGTGCAAACATTGACTTAAGACGAGCGACGTTCAATCGGGCCTCATCAATTGGCTCGGGTCGGTCGATAAATGGCATGAAATCTTCTGGCGTAAAAGGACGTGCGTGCTTGGTACGGTTGGCATTGGCAAAAGTTGACGCAATCACACCACTTCTCAAATCAGCCCGCATGTCGCCAAAGGGTTCCAGTTGATAAAAGGCCATCCACTCGGTGATCTCGTCTGATCCGATCCGCTGCAATAGCTCACGAACCGGCATGCCCAGCGCAAGCGCCAAGCGAAAAGCGAAGCGACGAGTGGGATTGGCCTTTAGTCCTTTTTTGCTGATTCAGCCTGCTCGATACCGATACCGTTTAGACGCTGAGCAACAGCGAAAACCCTGTCTAGTGCTCGAGCACTTTTTCGGCCAAGCGCAACAATTTCACTATCTTCAAAAAGACGGCTGCCCGTCGCATCGCAAAGGGTGAGCGCGACAAGTCTGGCTCGAACGTTTTCCATACGACCATCCTTTGCACCATCGCGAGCAATAAGGCTGCTCTCAAAGGCATCGCGGTCCGTACCGCTCATGGTGCGGACGTAGATTC